CCTTCTGCCGGTCATACGTCGCCACCCACAGGTCCAGAGCAATCCCCCTTTCCTCGCACCAAGGGGCCAGATCCCAAGCGCCCCACCGTTCGCCGCCCAGCACGTCAAGCCCACCAAGGTCATCATGCAGGGCCTGGAACTGATCTTTGATCCCTTCCAGAGATCCGTCCTCCACATGGAAGAGATGAACCACGAAATAGACGTAATTCGGCGTCCGGCCGTCCGCCGTGGCGAAAGGGTTGGTTCGGCTTCCCGGCAATCCCTTGATCACCGCCGCCACAATGGTCCGGGCCGATGTCTTTTTCTTCATGGGGTCTGAACGGTCCAGAGCGCCCACCAACGCCCAGTTGGTATCGTAAAGCTCGCTCAGCTTCTCAAGGTCGGTCAGCTTGGCCATTTCCGGCCGATGCTGGTCAGTGCGAATCCTGTAGACGTCCTCCACCGGCCACATCCGGTTAGCAATCTCCTGAAAATGTTTTTTCTCGGTAACGTCAATGTTCACATTGCGCGACGCCATGACCTCCTGATGCTGATAATACCGATTCTTGTAGTCTATGGCCTCCATCAACGCTCCATGGACGTTCGGGGTACGGTCCACGCCCAGATACCGCATAGCCTCGATGATGTCTTTGGTGAAAACTTTTTCGCCGCCAGCCTCCCACAGGTTGAGGAAATACCGCTCAAACTCGCCAAAAGGGAACTTGGATCGGTAAGAGTCCAGTTGAACCTGGGTCATGTTGGGGTTCCAATAGTCAGCCGGGTCCCCTTCCCGGCTGTAGCGGTAAGAGAAATACAGAGACGGGTCTTTCTTTTTGCGGAAGGTCTGATACAGGCGGTAAAGCTGGTGCTGTTTCGTGGATACCGTTGAGTCGATGCACCCCATGGCATTGGGGATGTTACGAATAGAGCCGTCCAGTTGCACAAAGAAGTCGGCCTTGGACTGTTGGAACATCTCTGAGAAGGTGTAACTGTTGATGTTGGACACGATACCGGAGAAGGATGAGATGGTTTTGATCTCTGACTGTGGAGCGCCGTGGCTGTCCATGAAATACAGCCCTTGCCGCTGAACCCCTCTACGGCCAATATCGGCCAGCAGCTTCGGGGATTGCAGGATAATGCTCTTCATGATGTCGTAGTGGACAAACTGCACCTGGTCTTTCGAGTTGGCCCCGCACACGATCTTCTGCCGGGGGAAGTTGAAGAAGCGCCACAACTCAATTAAACAAACTAAAAGTGACTTACCCTCACCGCGAGGCCAACAAAAAACAAGCAGCCGATGGACAAACTGCCCGTTTTCCATGCGCAGGGCCTCGCGCAGAATGTCCTTCTGGGCCTCCCACATCTGCCAGTAAGACTTGTTGGTTTCCGGGTGCTTGGCCTTGGGAAGCTCCCCCAGCGGAACCCACTTGGACACGGAAGACCCGAACGGCACGATGTTGACGTTGACGTTCTCTTCACACCACCGGATCATGTCGTTCCCGTCCAGCGATGTCCCCGGTTCCGTTGCGTCCCGCCAGTCGTCATACGGGTTTATCAGGGGGCGTCCGGCAATGGCTTGCTTGTGCTTAGGCATTCTTCTCCTCTATCTCAGCCATAGCCTCTTTCATCTTGGCCCTTTCCACCATGGCCTCATAAGCCCCGGTCCTGCCGACTTTCATCAGATCATCCAGGTCCACCCCAGGAACCCCACGTTTCGCACCAAATTTTTTGCTCCATATCTCTTCCAGTTGCATTTCCTTGAGTTCCGAACGGATCTCCCGCAACACCTCCCGGATCTCTCTGAATTGGGGATACGCTGCCACAGTCCCCTGTTTCGTGGTGAATGTCGTCTCCTGCAAGGCCGAGATATCCAGGGAGAACCGGGCCAGTTGCAGGTACAGGGGCATCAAGTGCGTCCCGATCCGGTCCAGTTGGATCTGGTTCAGGACATCCCCCAGCCCGGTCTTGGGGTTCACCCAGCTTTCATACAGCGACCTCAGAAAGTTGTAGAGCAGTTTGCACCGGCCACCTTCCATAAACTTGCAGCTATTCCGCAATGGACAGCGATCCCCGGAACACATAGGGACATGGGCCAAAAACCGGACTTCTTTCCCCTCCACTACCCCTACAGTCGTTCTAAGCTGGTTTTCCCCGAGAAGTAACATTTCTATTTTTTCCCCTTGACATCAAAGATAAAAGGCGTTATTCTTCTTTTATCCCGTAAAGTAGTTGTTTACTTTCCCTACAGCCCGTCGTTGTGACGGGCTTTTTTATTGCTCAATTCGCCCATAGTTTTTGTTGCCGTGTCTCAAACTCTATACGTTTGGTTGCTATATCGAAATACTCAGGTTCTTTTTCAATGCCGATGAAATTCCTACCAAGGTTCCGACATGCAATCCCGGTTGTACCACTGCCCATAAACGGGTCCAATACTGTCCCTGCGTCGGGTGGCATGGTCAGTTTGCAAAGGTACTCCACGAGCTTTAAGGGCTTAACGGTAGGATGATTATTACCTTCGCCGCGTTCAGACCTTGACGCTTTAGCTGTATAGAAAAAACGGGCGGCAGAACCAGAATTGGCATCATGAATTTGCTTCGTTGCCCCGGTAGGCTTACCGAAACTTGTGCCTGTGTTTGTATAGACATACGGCTTTTTCATAGCTCCGCTTGTCGTCATCGGAAATAACTGCAAGACTTCATCACTTCCATCATGAATGAAATTAGCAGGGAAACGGCCCATTTGCGTCGCTTTATCAACATTCGCTTTTATCTTCGCATTGTGACTCGCCACTGCATCGTCATTGTGTCTCCACGGCCTATCCCATCCGTCTCCTGATGCTGAAAGATGTGAAACTCCGTTTTCGTCACCACCTCCAAGACGTTCTCCCGTGGCTGGCACTCTACACCCATCCACATTTATCCCCGCCACTTTCCACTTCAAAGCGTTCTCTGCAAACGTCCCGTCAAGGGGCTTCATGGCAAGGACTATCGGCTCATAGGCAGGTTTAAGGGCTGTGCCGTAGCCTTCCCATTGTGAATTACCTTTTGTAATTGGGATAAATCCACTGGTTTTATAACCATATTGATGGTCGGCTACGCTTGCAAGTTTATGGGGTTTATGGTTTTCAAGTTTGCGAACTCCACCATCCGGGGCGATATATTGTCCTATGGACTGGCGTTCATTACCCTGTAATTTGTCTATTGCTTTCCCAATATCCAACGATTTCGGGAATCCAGACCCGTACACCCACATAATGCAATCCCTGATTTCCCACCCTGCATCTTCAATCGCGCACGTCAGCCTGTGATACGTCCTTGTCCCACCAAAGGCCACGAGCATAGCCCCAGGCTTCGCAACCCTTAAACATTCCTTCCATACTTCCACAGGTGGCAGATTGCCGTCCCATGATTTGTTCATAAACCCTGTGGTGATTCGTGCTCTCCCATAGGGAGAAGAAAGATTAACACTCGCATCTCCTGCCCCGCCTTTTTTATTGGCTGTCAATGCGTAAGGCGGGTCCGTGATAATTGAATCAACTGAATTAGAGTCCATGCCACGCATAACTTCCAGGCAGTCTCCTTGATAAAGGCATATCAGCGGCTTGTGGGACAGTTCAATCATTTTCCACCTTCCGCACCATCCTTCGAAACCACGTCCGATACACGCACCGCACCGTCCCATGCGAATACCCAGTCAGCTCAGCCACCTCGTCATCCTCAAACCCCAGCCGCATCAGGAAATACGCAGACCACCGGCGCAGTTGCGGGCTGTTCTGAAACTTGGGCCGTTCAGGATAAAACACCTCCCGGATAGGCACCCCGTCCTTGGTAAGCAGGACCTTGGCAGACCTGCTCGTGTACCCAAGGATCTCCGATATCTCCTCGCTCGATACCCCGATCCGGTAAAGAAATAGCAACGTCCACCGTCTCATGTCGGTCCGGTCATTTTGCATCTTCCGCCTTGGACGGTAATACACCCTCGAAGACACCGCCTGTCTCGACACCCCCCACTTCCGGGCCACGGCGGCCGACTTTACCTCCCCGCTGCGGATCAGCTCAATGTCAGCCTCCGGAACTATTCTGGTATTCGGCACAGTAAACCTCCATTTTCTTCAGTACAGCCCTCAGGTCTTCCAAGGTAAACGTCCCGTCCAACGTCACTGTCGGGATCTCCACTATCCCGCTATCATCATCAGAATCCGGTTTGGTGTCGTAAAGGGCCGAATAAAAACAGACGTAACTGTTGAATGTCGTCTTCAATCCCATATCCTTTCCTCACTGTAGTTTTGACGGTACAAGTCCTTAGCTTTCGTTTTCTTCCCCTTCCCCTTCTGTTTCCAGTCGCCAATCAGCGCATAAGCCGTTTTCTTATTCGGCATCTCCCCCTCCTCCATCACCCCGATAAACCCCCTGTCCAGCAACTCATGGATCGCTCTGAAGAACGTCGGCTTGCTTATTCCATTTGAATCGCTAAACCCAAACCGGATAAATTCGTCACTCCGGTTCACCGTTACCCCCTTCCCATTCTTCAGGTTTCTCGCCGCCTTCAGTTGCGTGTAAACCTCCCGCGCCGCCAAAGACAAAGCCTTCCGTTCAGGGCTATACAGAAACGCATAGTCCAGCTTGACATATTGCTTTCTGGAAGAATGGGCAGGCTTCGTCTTAGGGGCCACACTGCACGCCTATTCTTCCTGGAGGTTCGCAATCCACCTGTTGGTGTCGGCATTATCATCCAGAATAGTAAGAGTGACAGGTATCTCCTTCTGCTCTACCACTTCTAACGCTTTCAAGATAAAAACCGGCCCCTTTTCCAACCTCGCTATCCGCTCCGCTTCAACCCTTGCCGTATCGTAGCTTTCGTGCCTAAGTCTCGGTACGTTCCCCTGTTCCCGCCACACCATGTAAAACGTATCCATCTCCGTAACCCCCTTGCTCAGCAAAATAAATATCCCCCATCCAACCGAACCTCAGACCCCTGGATCATATCGTAGCACGTTTCACAAAAAAAACGGTTCCCATTCAAGATAGGATCCCCACAGGCAC